TCATTGTCGAGCCTTAGCATGCAAGAGCTCCGGAAATTCGGGGAGTGCATGCGTGCGAATGGATGGGAACAGGTGCGCTTGCGTGATAAACACAACGGACGCACCCGTTATTGGATCCGTTCTACGTAAGTGGAGGTCCAATTTGCCTGGCCCGCGTCGAAGTTTTTCACGGGGGGCCACACGGGGGGCCGGGCAATTATTAGTCGTAAATTGAAGAATGTCAAAAATTGGTTTTCAAAATGACGCGGGCCGCGGGCCACTCGCTGGCCATCACGTGTAGGACGGTAAATACGCGGGAATGGGAGTGGTTTGGGCGATTTGCTGGCCCCCCGTGAGGTTTTCGACGCGGGCCAGTCCGTTTCCTCCTGCTTTTACCGTATGAAAGGAGCAGGTGGCCCCCCGTTATTTAACGGTTATACTAGTTTGATAGGTAGGGGAGGTTAGGGGTTTATAGGGAGAAACGGAGCGGCACGGGGTGCCACCTCCCTCATGGAGAAACAACTTACGTAGATTCTCTAGCTTTACATTCTGGCGACGCTTTCCTACTGTTACCGCCATGGACGGCTTGCTCCGGAAGAATGTACGTCTGCGGATAGAGTCACTCGTCAAACAGGGGGTTCCTCCGGTAGCAGCCGGCGGCATCTTTGGCTACCGCCCCGCGACAATGTCCGAGTGGATGCGCACCGGCATGTATCCAATGCCGCCTGTAAAGCCCGACAAGCCCAAGGACATGATTGAGATCGCCAAGGGCTGGGAGGTCACGCTCCAAGCCTGGTATGAGCACAAGATAGAATGCCGTTTGTTGGCGGACTGCGTGTGCAAATCTGAGGGCGCATTCGTTGCCAAGTTGGCGCGTACATTGTGGAAGGCTAGCACGGGGCACATGGCGGACCTGGCCACGTCGCGCTTCATGTTCAACAAGTTTGTTCACGCGCACGGTGTCGCAGAGCCCGCGGCGCGCGCCAAGGGCGAGGACAGCGATGGTGACGACAAGGACGGCAGCGAAACGGTTACCATTACACTGCCCGACAATGGGCGTCTCGTGGTGAAGTCGTGAAGGAACCCGAGACGCTCGTAGAATGTGCACAGCAGTTGCCTCCTGACGCCTTGGGGCTGCAAGAGCAATCGCAAGCGCACTTGGTAGCTTCAGAGGAAGATCGTAAGTTAATGGATATGCTGCCGGCATGATCAAATGCACGCATGTAGGATGTGAATGCTATTCGGCATTTGATGAAAGAGCTAAGGACGGCAGCATATGGGCTAGTCTTTGCATGGCTCATCACAAGGAATTGGAACGTGTAACCGTGGGGGACGATAGTCCTGCCATAGTTAGGTTCTGGATCGCAGCATCGGATGGTTCTAAGAAGCTAGCGCAGAGGATATTCGGGTGATCATCAAGGCGCAGCCTGGCCCACAGGAAGAGTTCCTTAGCTGCAACGCGGACGTCGTGTTCTACGGCGGTGCTGCCGGCGGATGCAAGACGTACTCGCTGCTCTTAGAGCCATTGCACTACGCACCGCGCGTGCCTGGCTTCAAGACTGTCACGTTTCGGCGCACCTACCCGGAGATCACCAACCCCGGCGGCTTGTGGGACGAGTCCGAAACCATCTATCCGCACGCCGGTGGCAAAGCGCATGCCAGCGGACTGCGGTGGCGTTGGAAGAACGGCTCGTGGCTCAAGTTCGCCCACATGCAGCACGAGAAGGACTTGCTATCGTGGCAAGGCAGCCAGATAGCGTTGATCTGCTTTGACGAGCTGACGCACTTCTCGCAGCGCATGTTCCTGTACATGCTGTCGCGTAACCGTTCCAACTGTGGTGTGCGGCCGTACATCCGCGCCACCATGAACCCGGATCCGGACTCGTGGATTAAGGATTGGATCGCGTGGTACTTGGACGATAAGGGCCAGCCGATACCCAAGCGCAGCGGTGTGATCCGTTACTTCGCGCGCAACAAAGCGAACATTGAATGGGCAGACAAGGCCGAGGACCTGATTATCCTTGGTCTCAAGCCCAAGTCCTTCACGTTCATTGCTGCCAGCGTGTACGACAACAAGATCCTGATGGAGAACAATCCTGACTATGTTGCCAATCTGGAAGCCCTGTTGCCCCACGAGCGCGAGCAGCTCCTGGACGGCAATTGGAATGCGCGCGCAACGGCCGGCAGCTTCTTCCAACGGCAGTGGGTGCAGATCATAGACGCCATGCCTGGCCAGTATGACGATGAAGTCACGTACTGGGACCGCGCTGCGTCTATCAAGACGCCACAGAACACCAGTCCTGACGCTACGGTGGGCATCCATATACGGCGCAAGGGCGAGATCTACTACGTCTGCGACATGCGACAAGTCTGGGAGACACCTCATGGGGTACAGCGCACGATCGTCAACACTGCTGCCACGCGCAAGGGTTGCACCGTGTGTCTCGAAGAGGATCCCGGTCAAGCGGGTAAGGCGGATGTCGCGACGCTCATCGCTGCGCTAGCGCGCTACCGCGTAGAGGTGCGGCGGGTGTCTACTAATAAGGCCAACCGTCTGAAGCCGTTCAGCACGCAAGCTCAGGCGGGCAACGTGAAGATCGTGAAGGGGCCGTGGAACAACGCCTTCTTCCTGGAGATGGAAGCCTTCACGACCAACGATAAAGAGTACGATCACGATGACATACCGGACGCGACGTCTGGTGCGTACAATTACCTCGCGGATAACGCCACTGGCGCTTCCCGCTCAAGCTTCTAAGGAGCTACCATGTCAGACGATGTCCGCCTTGAAGAAGTCACCGAGAACAACCGCGACCTCGTTACGTCGGCGCGTCGACAGAAGCTCAAGGAGCCGCCTAAGAAGCTCAGCGACGACCCGGACCAGCCGGATTTCGAGTGTGATTTCCACTTCTACCAGATGAAGCGCTGGACCATGCTGGATGCGCTGTGGAACGGCACCGAGGGCATGCGTCAAGCGGGTATGCTGATGCTGCCCAAGTACGAGAACGAGGCGCAGGACGTATGGCAGCGCAGGCTCGACAATGCCGTGCTGCTGAACTATTTCCGCAAGACGGTACAGGGCTATGTCGGCAAGCCGTTCGGCAAGCCGTTGGTTGTACCGGAGGAGATGCCAGATCAGCTTGAAGAAGCGATGTCTGACGTGGACGACCTCGGAACGACATTCGATCTGTTCGCGCAGACCGGCTTTGAGCGGGCCATGTGTAAGGGCATCACGCACGCCTTCATCGACTTCCCGCCGGCGGCGGAAGGCGAGACGGCTGCGGACGAGGCCGAGAAACAGCCCACGGTGAACATCATCGAGCCCGAGAACGTCATTGGCGCCATGCACGACTCCGACGGTTGCTTGACGATGGTACGTATCCGCGAAGTGACGATGGAGTCTGACGGCAAGTTTGGTGAGACCGAGGCAGTGCGCATCCGCGTGCTGGAGCGCGACAAGTGGACGCTCTACAAACAGAATAAGGCTACGACGGTAGGCGGGAAGAACGTATGGGCAGTGGAGGCCGACGGCAAGAACACCTTGGGCGAAATCCCGTTCGTGACTTTCTATGTGGACAAGGAAGGGTTCATGCGCAGTCGTCCGCCGCTGATGGACCTGGCCTTCAAGAACGTGGAGCATTGGCAATCGTCTAGTGACCAACGCAACATCCTCAGCATCTCACGCTTCCCCATTCTTGTCGGCAGTGCAGTCAACCCGTCTGACCCGCTGTCCATCGGCCCGAATAATTACTTCGCCTTCCGTGACAAGGATGCGAAGCTGATGTATTGCGAACCAACAGGCGCAGCTATCGATTCGGGACGTCAGGACTTAGAGGACCTCAAGGCCGAGATGGGCACGCTTGGCTTGTCATTGCTGCTGCCTGCACAGCCGGGCAGCGTCACAGCGACCGCCAAGGCTATCGACGGAGCTGAGAGCATCACAGAGCTCCAGCGCATCGTGATGGCCTATCAAACGTTCTTGAATGAGGTCATCTATTGGATGGCCCGTTGGCAAGGCATGGACGACGAGGCTGCTAGTGCGCTGCCACAGGTGACGATCAACGAGGACTACACCAAGATGCTCGGGCTGGACGCCGGCATGCAGGCATTGCTCTCGGCCCGTAGTGGCAAGGACATCTCACGCGCCACGCTGCTAGACGCCATGAAGCGGCGCAACCTACTGCCGGCTGACTTCGACGCCGACGAGGACCAGGACAACCTGGACGACGAGGCCAAGAAGGGCGGCGATGGCTTGCCGGCTGCCATCGGTACGAAGACGGGGCTGTTCCTCTCCGGCGGAGGGAAAAAGTCGGTGCCTGGCGCTTCCAAGGACGAGACGCCGACGGATCCAACGCAGGTTGCAGGCCAGGAAGGGGGCGGTAAGGTGGCGTCAGCAACCAAGGCAGGAGCAAAGCCATGAATCCCAACCATGACGCCAAGGGCGAGTTCTCCACGGGCAAAGGCGCTGCGGGCGCGGCCGCGACAGCGCTCGGGCTGAAGGGGGCCCCCGGAATGGACGCCAAGAAAGTTGCAGAGTTCAAAGCCGGAAAAGGCATTCCAAAGGTAACAGAAGCGCATCGTCAATCCACGATAGACCATTTCGGGAAATCACAGATCAGTGCAGCGAAAGTACATTCGTTTGACGGCAAGGGTGGCGGCTTGGCAAAGAGCCCTGCCACTGGCGAGAACGTGAAAGTAGTTCGCGTATCCGATACGAGCGCCTATGTCGTGCATCCTTCAGAAGGGCAGCACGGGGATTCAATGTCAAACGTGCCAAATCCTGCGGACCCCGCTGCGGCTGCCGATAAGGTCCTCGGCAACAAGGACCACGTCGCTGCGCACAACGAGGGCGGGTTCTACGAAAAGCACGCGGCTGCGATGTCTCCTGAAAAACTCAAAAAGCTGAGACTGGCGGCCTACGAGCGTATGAGCAGTGGACGACCACTTGAGGTGGACAATAGTGCAGCCAAGGCAAGATTGGCGGCAAGAGCCCACGATGCTGCTATGCGCGGCAAGGCATTGAAGAATTCACGAGCGCTAATCAAAGACAAAGGTTGGCGTCCATCTTACTGAACAATCAACCCGGCGTTTCTACCACGCCACACCCAGGAGAAAGCATGTTCCGTTCCGGTTCTATCCTTCGTATCATGGGGCTCATTCCGTTTGCGCCCCAGGCCATCCCCGAAGACTTCGTGTTCGCCCCCGAGGTGGACGATGTCGGCGCGCTGCCGGCAGAGGTCAAGCCCCTCTACACCAAGAATGAGGCAGACAAGTATGTCCTCGTTCCCATCATGAAGAAGCGCCTGGACACGACAGGGCTGAATAACGCCGTCATGTCCGAGCGGCAGAAGACCAAGGAGCTGGAGAAGCTCATCGCAGGCTTCAAGTCCCTCGGTCTGGGGGACACCCCCGAGGAAGCGCTCGCTGCGATCGAGGCGGCAAGCGAAGCCGCTGACGACGGCACCGCCGCTGGTGACAAGAAGGTCGCCAAGCTCGAAGAGATGCGGAACAAGCTCAAGAAGGAGTTCCAGGACACGCTGGCCAATACCACCAAGGAGAAGGACGGCACGATCAGCAAGCTGCAAGCGTCCCTCCAGAAGCATGTGGTAGAACGCGAGGCCATTGCCGCGCTAGCCAAGCACAAGGGCAATCAGGACCTACTGCTGCACCTGGTCACGCGGAGCCTCAAGATGGTGGAGGACGACAAGGGCAACCTCTGCGTCCGCGTGATCGACAAGGATGGCGACGAGGTCGGAGATGGACTAGGTGGGTTCAAGACCGTGGACGCCCATGTCGCGGAGATGCGTGCCGACAAGAAGTTCGCGCAGGGTTTCGAAGCGCTCGGCACTAGCGGCAGCGGACGCACTCCGTCGGGCCAGACGCGCCAGACGCACACCGGGCTCGGTAACACCGAAGCCAAGCGCTCCATCGACAAGATCGCGGCCGGGCTGGAGGAAGGCCACGCCGATCGTTAGTAGCTGGTTAGGCAGCTACCAGACAGTAAGCTGCCAGAGTCGAACGGCTTGCCGGGAGACCTATAGCGGCGGGGACGGACCCGCATGGTGCCACGGTTGAATCATCCGTCTTAGCAAGCGCCACCTAGCGACCCTGATTTAACCGTCAGGGTCGCTTTGTTTCGTACGTACGACAAAACAGTGTTAGCAAGTTCGCGGCCCCCTGCATATACATATGCCCAGCGCGTAAGTAGGAGTGATTCCGAGCTGCGCCGCTGCCGTTTCCTGAGGCGGGATGCCGATGGAAGCGAAGACTGCAAGCCTAGGCGGGATGCCGATGGCGAACGGTGACCAAGCAAGAACGTCGTCCCCACAACTCGGGCAACCCAGCCGGGCAAGCCCATCATGCAGCTCAGCCCGTGCTGAGAGGAGTACTTCCTATGACTTCCGTCACCCTCGCCGAATCGGCCAAGCTGGCGCTCAACCAGCTCGTCGCCGGTGTCATCGAGAACACCATCACCGTCGACCGCTTCTTCGACGTCCTGCCCATGGACGCCATCGAAGGCAACGCCCTCGCCTACAACCGCGAGAACGTCCTCGGCGACGTCGACGTCTTCGCCCCCGGCGACAGCATCACTGCCGTCGCGGCTGCCACCTTCACGGCGGTCACCAGCTCGCTCACCAGCATCATCGGCGACGCCACCGTCAACGGCCTCATCCAGGCCACCCGGTCGGCGCAGAACAACCAGGAAGCGGTTCAGATCGCTTCCAAGGCCAAGTCGGCGGGTCGCAAGTTCCGCGACATGCTGCTCAATGGCTCCGGCTCGGCGAACCAGTTCAGTGGTCTCCTGACCCTGTGCGACGCCAGCCAGAAGATCATCCAGGACACCGCGGGCGTCACCACCGATGGCGGTGCGCTTAGCCTGGCCAAGCTGGACGAGCTGATCGACCTGGTCACCGACAAGGATGGTGAGGTCGACTACCTGATCATGCACGCGCGCACTCTGCGCTCGTACAACGCACTGCTCCGGGCTGCCGGTGGTGCGACGATCAACGAGTTCGTTACGCTGCCCTCGGGCCTCAAGGTCCCGAGCTACCGTGCGATCCCGATCTTCCGCAACGATTACATGCCGGTCAACCAGACCCAGGGCGCGCTCAGCACTGGCACCACCGTGCTCGCTGGCACCCTGGACGACGGCAGCCGCATGCATGGTATCGCGGGCCTCACCGCCCTCAACTCGGCTGGCATGGTTGTCCAGCGAGTCGGTGTCCACCAGAGCAAGGACGAGGACATCACCCGCGTCAAGTGGTACTGCGGTCTAGCGCTCTTCTCGCTGAAGGGCCTGGCCGCGCTGACGGGCGTCTCGAACTAGCTTCGGTCGCTTAGTCTTGAGCAACGGCATGGGAGGAGCGGGCGCTTCTCCTGGGGTGGTTGGACCTCCCATGCCGTTGTTCTTTTGCGGATGACGTGCCTAAAGCACTGAGTTCGCTCCACACCACTGCTCGGAGTTTCCATGCCCTTTTACAAAGTCACACTCCCCGATTCCGCCAAGGCTGGCCCGCTGCTAGAGGGCACGACCTCTCGCATCGTGCATGCGGCCACTTCGGCGGACGCCATCGCTGCGGCCAAGTCTTCGCAGTCGTGGGATGCGGACGCTGCTTGGGCAGCGGCCACCGTGACGGAGCTGACGGCGCAGGCCGACATGCTCGGCGTCACCATCAAGGCCATCTCTGGCAGCAACGCCGATGCCTATAAGCGGCCGTACAGCTACACTGGCATCGCCGGCGACAAGCTGCACGAGCTACTCGTCGGCCTCGCGGCGGTGATGAACCTGGACACCACGAACTTCCCGACGACCGTCACCGTCTCGGGCAACGTATTGACCATTCCGGCCGGCAACAACGTCGGCGACCTCGCCATCACCTGCGCGCTGTATCTTAACGGTGTCGCGTTCGCCTCGATCACGTGCGCTGTCAGCGCCACGGGCGCCGAGGCTTCCTCGCGCACCATTACCCTGTCGGGTGGCAGCATGATCGGCAGCCGTCAGCGCATCACCATCGCGGACAACACCAATCCGGTGGACGTCTCGGTGTTCCTGCACGATGGTGAGACCATCGATCAGGCCGGCGCCCGCATCCTGGCGCTTCTCAACGCTGCGACGCTCATCGGTGGCACCGACGCCACCTACTCGTCCAACGTCATC